TTTATGAACTGCAAAAGCTACTGAGGTTGCAATTTGATCTTTTCCAAACCAAGAATTGTTTTTTGCCCACTCACGAGATTTATCTGATGGCTCATTGTATTCTTCTGGAGCTGCTTGAGGTTGTTGCTCTTGTTGATTTTGAGCTTGTTGTACATAAGCAGCTTCTTGTTGCTCGTATTGTTTTTGTTGCTGTTGATACTGCTCTAACCTTGCTCTATCTGAAGTAGCCATTGTTAGGGCTTCAGTAGCTGAAGCTATTGATTCAGAATCTTGTGATTCAGTTGCTTGTTTTAAAGCTTGTCTTGCTAGGCTAAGTTGTGACTCAACACGATTGCCAAATTCATCGCCATAACTTGATTGAAAAGATTTTTGCGACTGCCTTAACTTTTCGTTTTGATCTTTCAAATCTTTGGCGTATTGAACGGCCATAAGTTCTCTTCTTTGGAACTCTTTAGCTTGGGCCACTGCTTTGTTAATTCTGTTTTGAGCCAGTGATGCTCTTTTTTCTACGTCAGATAAATCTTTTGACTTTTCTTCAACCTGGGGAGAAACTGCAAAGTCTTCTTTTATTTGATCCTCAGTAACTGGAGAATTGTTAGACGAACCTTCGTCAATATCAATATCAATGTCTTGATCTTGAACATCGTCTTCTACTCTTCTGTGTTGAGGAACTGCTGCCTTTTCAATTTTTTCGTCTGTAATTTCTACGTCTAAATTTACTTCTTCTTGTGCTTCTTGAACTTCCATTGGTTACTCCTATAAAGATTTAATATCGTCTGGGTTTAAAATTGTAGCAATCACTTCGTCATCATTAATGATGCGAACTTCGTGATCATCCTCTAATCTAAAACGAGTTCCAGCATATCTACCAATAAGGATCCAATCTCCTTTTTTAGACCATGCTTCATCGCCAAACTTATTTTTGTCTTCGTAGGCCAAAGGTCCAACCTTTAACACATAGCATATAACTGTGGACAAAGATTCTCTGTCTACAGTTTCTTTTATTAATTGAATACCACCTTCTGTAACTCCCTTGCCTTTGTATGGCAATACCAATAAACGCCATCCTGATGGATTGGGCATTCTGTCTAGTAGGGATTTGGTTAGTAGGGTTGGGTCCAAAACTTTAGCTTCAGCATTAACAAATGCTTTGTCTAGTTCGGATTTAGTATCATTCTTTTTTGCGATATCTTTAGTCATCGTTATCTTCCATATGCAGCGTTTCTTTTAGATCTTCTATAAGGGATCGAATCGCCGATAACTCTCCCATAAGATACTTGTAATCTTCCATCGATCTTACATTGCCACCAGCAACGATGTCAACAGTGTTCTGTTCTCTTTGTCTTAAATTTTTAAATAAGTATTCTGCTAAGTTTATAGCGTCCATGGCTCTCTCCTGCCTGTGTTATTTTATCTTCTAGGGTCAAACCCTCTCATGTTTCTTAAATTTGGGTTTCCAAAGTCGTAATCATCCATCATGTCTTGCATTGGTACTTGAGATGGCGGTGGTGTGTAAACGGGTGCAGGTGCTTGAGCTGGAGCTGGCATTGTTGCTGCTGCTGGGGGTGAAACTGGAGGAGGCATCATACCTGGTAAGTTACTAAAGTCCATGTCCTCTAAGCTTAAGTCTGACAATCCACTAAAGTCTAAGTTTGAAAAGTCAGGTGTTACGCCTGGAAAGAATCCATTAGGCTCTGGCATTGTAGGCGGAGGTACAAATTCTGGTTCAGGTGCTGATACTGGTGCGGGAGCAGAAGTGTTTGAATCTTCTTGTCCCAATGAAGCTAAATATCTTTCATACATTCTTCCCGCAGTTCCAGAACCAAATCTTCTGCCATCACTGGCAGTGTACATATCCATTGTTCCTATTCCGCCACTATTAACCCAATCTTGATACTCTGGTGTTTGCTGAAACGCTAAAAAATTTGGGGTATCTTCTTGAGGTGCTGGTCCTGCTGATCCTGCTGATCCTCTATCTGGGCCTTGACTTGGAGCAGGTGCAGGTGCAGGAGTAGGAATTGGTGGAACATAAGGTTCAGGTTCTGGCACTCCTCCTGTTTGAGTTGGAGCTGGTGCAGGTGTTGGTGCAGGTACCGGAGGCTGCGGTCTTTGAATCGGAGGAAGCTGTCTATTAAATTGATCCCGAATTGGATCAGGTGCCACATTGGTAGGCATGAATGATTGAGTTGGTTGAATAGGAGCTTGATAGCCTTCAGGCGTAAAATACGCAGGGCCACCAACTACAAGAGTGTTTGCTTGTCTTGGGGGTGTAGGCATACGTTGTGGCCCACCACCTCCTCGATACATTTGATCTTGAAGGCCCGGAGGCGTAGGAGGCAAGCTAATTCGATCAGCCATTTAACAGATGCCGTAAAATTTAGTTCCTCTTAAAGCAGCTCCGCCACCTCTAGATTTACCAGCTCCGTGTCTTCCAGGTTTGCCACCGTTAGCAATCTTCTTAGGACCTGAGTAATTTACAGTTCCTTGATCTTTGATGGTTACGCTTGATTTAACGTTTTTAACTTTTTCCATTTTTTTTACCTTTATTTTTTCTTGCTTGTTCAAGAGCAATTGCTATCGCAGTCTTTGGTTTTTTACCACTGCGTGTTAACTCACTTATATTAGCAGATATTGTCTTCCTACTGCTACCTTTTTTTAGAGGCATACTATTTTTTCTTTTTATCTACCTTGGTCTTAGTCTTAACGACAACTTTAGGCTTTGTGGGTTTAACTGCTTTGATGACTTCTGCAAGGACTTCGTTGGCTTCTTTGTCGGCCTGTTTCGCGATTTTCTCGATGTCGATATTTGCATGCTCATTGATGATCGGTTGATTGCCATTGATTCTGCGCTCCTCTTCTTCTTTTAATAGTTTCTTGTGCATTGCTGCCTGTTCTTGTCTTATTGAACTCATTTGTTACCTCTCATAATGTCCATTGCTTTAAATTGTGCTGATTGATCCATTCTTTCTCTTGCTATGTTGTCTTTCATCTTAGCAATATCTTGTTGAATAGCCAAACGCTGTTCTGCCAATTGGTTTCCTTGCATGGCTTTCATAGAATCAAACTGTTGACGTTGAGCAAACTCTTCGCGTTTGCGTTGTACATCGTCAGATTTAATGTCCAGCTCTTTGCCTCTTAGTTGTACCAAAGGATCGGGTTGTGGCGGGGGTGGCATGAAGATAGAATTTATTTGTTCCATCAACTGAGAGACTACTGCAGCTACGTCTCTTGCCACCGACTGTTGTAATTGTTGTTGATACTGCATGCTAACCTCTGGAGGCAGTTGCTGTATTTGTTGCGTCATGTTTTGGAACTCTGGGTTCTGAGCATTTTGTTCATCCACAATTTCAGCAGATCTAAAAGAAACGTGCTGATAAATGTGTGACTGTATTAAAGATAATACAACTGGGTTTGTCTGTGCAGTAACGGTTCCATACAAAGATACGTGCGTGTTAATGTGCGCATCGTGATCTTGTCCAGCAAACGCTTGAGCAGGTTTACCTGCAATCAACATAGCGTTTTCATTTGCAGGATCCATCGGTTGTGGTTTAGGCGGAGGTGGCAAAAGCTTTTCAATGTCTTGCACGCCCATAGAAGAATACATTCTTCTGTAAGCCTCGTATATTCCAGTTGGCCCATGAATCTCAGGATTGCTTTGTACAGTCCTTAACATCTCTTGAGCCATCATTACTCGTTGACTCATAGAGAAAGTGTTTGGGTCTGAAATAGGCAATACGTCTACACGGCTATCAAAGTCCAAAGCCTTAATGGTTTGATTGCCATTGGCTGTGGAGTATGGATAAGCTGGAGGTAAATACTCAGCAAAAACTTTTGCCAATATTTCAAACTCAATTCTTTGACTTGAATGCAATCTTTTATGAATGGCACTCATAACACGAGTGCCTCTTTCTAACAAAGCCACTGTTGTACCAACTGGTGCATTTTGATTTGAATCACCGACTTGCATGTCTGCGATAGATGCGAAACGCCTCCCGCTATCGACCAAGATCCCTAGGAGAGAGAGAAGGGTTTGACTTGGCTCCTTAAAAGGTAACGGTACAAAAGCGTCTCGCAAACTACCACCGGGTGCATCCATGTCTCTGAACTCACCGGGCTGTAAAGGCTGATCGTCATTACGAATACGAATTCCACGGGCTTTAAATCCAGCTGGTAAATTCGATAAAGTACCAGCGTCAATAAGCTGACGCAAAATAGAGGTTGCAGCTTTAGATAAGCCACCAATCATGTGTGTCAAGCCAAAGCCGTAAAAGCCTAGACCTGGTAAAAACTTGTAATGCACAAAGTAGTTGATGCGCTGTTTAAGCTGATCGTCTTCTTTGTAGTTTCTGCGAATAGATAGAATCTTTCCGTTGGCTATGGTGACTATGTATGGCAACTTAATGCCAGTCTCTTCGCCTTCAGCGTTCATGTCTTCAAAACCTTCTATGTCTAACTCAGTGTGAGACTCATACACTTGACATGTTTCGTCATCATCGTAGTTAGGTTTAACGCCTTGAAGTTCATCAATCTCTTCTTGAATATCGTCAACTTCGTTTACGCCACTGTTGTTTAATTCTACATCACGATAAAAACCTATTTGTTGCAGTTTGCGTATCTCGTTCATGGACATGTTAAGAACATGCGTGATTCGAGTTGCGCTGTGCAAGTCTGTTGCTCCGTATGGAACAATTAAATCTTCACTTGGAATAAACTTAGAAACTGCTCTGCCTAAGTTTTGATCGTAATATACTTTTCTAAATGCTGAACCACTTAAAGGTAGATAAAACAACATTTGATCTGTCTCAGAGTCATACTCTCGCATTACTTGCATGAGCTGATAATTCATAAACTCTTGCACACGAGCTGCTTGTTGTTCTGTTTCGGGTGTGGTCATGCCAAGCACTTGAGTCTTGACTGGGCCTTGAGATGGTAAGAGTTCGTTGTAAGCTTGCGCTTGGAATTGGGTAACACTTTCTGCAAGCAAAGGATGCATAACACCTGATGCGCCTTCAAACGGCTGCGATCTTTCTTCGTACTTCATGCCTAGATATTCTAGGCCATCTTTGTATGTTTTCTCCCAATCGCTTCGAGACTCTTTATCAGAATCGATGTTGCTCATAAGATCGTTCTTAAGAGATCTTAAGTCAGCATCGTCTATAACCTCTGCTAAGTTTTCGTAGAAGTCTACTTCTATTTCTTCAGGGGTGGCTTCACCAAAAGATATGCTTCCATCTTCCATCTGTTCAAAGGAATCAAGATCTGGATTATCTTCGGTTACATCGACTTCAACATCCATGCCTTTGCTTCGGTCTCTAACTTTTAGTTCTACCTGCTCGTCAAAGGTAATCGCTTTGTCTATGTCTGCCATTATTTTTTCTCTATTCCAAAACCTTTTTTAGCTTCTCTGTTCGATGGAGTGTATTTTTTCTTTTTTTTATTATCAGATATACTAGAGGCTGCTCCATATGCTGTTAAGCCAGCGCCAGCTGCACCCATGGTATTTATTGCAGCATCTTTTGCCTTTTTTTTCATTTTTGCTTTTTGAGCAGGAGTCATGCTACTAAAGTCAGCAGTTTGATTAGGAAAGTCACCCAGTCTGCCCTGGCCTTCTTTTGGAAACATATTCTCTTTAACTTTTTTAAGAACTTTTCCTATTTTTTTTGCTTTGCCCATTATCTCTTGCTGTTTTTAAAAGCTTTGCCTAATCCTCTAATGGCCATTCCGCCACCTTTTTTTCTAGAACCAACAGCTCCGCCGTTCTTTTTATACATCATGCCGCCACCCATTTTTTTAGCAACTCCGCCATCTTTCATGCCTGGTCCTTTTTTAAGAGGAGGTGGTGTTGGCATTGACATTGCAGGAATAGAGCCCTTGTCATTCCGTCTGCTTTTTAGATCTTTT